CTGTGCGCGTGAACACCAGAACTCGATTGAGGAATCAGTCCATAGAACAATCCTTGAAGAAATTGAGCGTTTAGGGATAGCAGGGTTTAGCGACACTAAAACAGGAATAACCCACAGTTCCGGCGGGCGGATATTCTATCGAGGTTTAGCGCGTAACATAACTTCCATCAAATCTACATTATCAGGCGTTGACGGGCTATGGATTGAAGAGGGAGAGGACGTGACCGAGAATACCTTGCGTGTTCTCACTGCGTCTGTCCGGCTTAATGCAGCGGATGCAGAACGTAAAATCGCTGGCGAAGATGTAAAAATGCCTGAGATTATTATCACTATGAACAGAGGATCTAGGACGGGAGCGGTTGCGAAGCGATGGCTTGCTCGCGCTGAGTCTGAATTGACTAGATGCGGGTATTACGAAGATGATTTAATTATGGTGGTTCAAATGAATTATACCGACATGCCGCCTGCCTGGTTCCTAGCGTCTGGCCTTGAGGACGAGCGCGCAGACGATCACAACCGGTTGTCTCGTGCTGAGTATGACCATAAATGGAAAGGCGCATACTACGACGAGGTTGAAGGGTCTATCATCAAACCTGAGTGGTATGACGCCTGTCTTGATGCGCACAAACTTCCCCACCTAGAAGCCGCTTTCAAACCTCTCGGGGCTAAGATAGCCGCGCATGATCCATTTGACGGGGGCAAGGATGCAGGAGGGTATAGCTTGCGTCATGGCTCAATTATCAAGTCAGTGCAATCGATGCGTACCGGCGAAATAGATCAAGCCTGTGATTGGGCCACAGAGAACGCTATTAAAGATGGTGCCGACTGGTTCGTCTGGGATGGCGACGGCATGGGTACGGGCCTTAAACGCCAAGTACAGCTTGCTTTTAATAACATGGCGATTGAATACCACATGTTTCAAGGGTCTTTGTCAGGGGTAGGCCAAGACAACGCAAGAGATATATATATGTTCAACGAAACTCGCCGTGAGGACGCACCAAAGACGTATGCAGAGACATTCAAGAATAACAGGGCGCAATATTATATAACGTTAGCAAATAGGATGTATAACACATATCGGTGTGTCGAGCGCGGTGAGTACATGGATCCGGATAAAATGATATCATTCGATAGCGATGGGATTGAAAACGAAAGCGTGTTCCGGTCACAGATATGCAGGATACCAAGAAAGCAGAACGGCAACGGTCTTATACAGCTAATGAGCAAGGAGGACATGAAGCGTCTAGGCATTGTCTCGCCAAATGAATCTGACTCTGTTATGATGAGCATGTACACGCCAAACGTGCGCAAGAAAAAGACGAATAAACCGCCGCGTAATTTGAATTGGATGGGATAGATGAACCTCAAAGCACAAGAACACGCAATAGAACTCGGCGCAGAGATAGTTGAACTCGCCAAGGCTAAGAAGCTGACAGGCGGCCAACGCCTCAGACGCAGCGAAATCATACGTGATATGAAAGAGGGCGGCTGGACGCTTGGCGAGATTTCTCAAGTATTCGGCATGAGAGTTTCCGAAGTCATTAACGTTTAGTTTTCACACATAGGCGCTACCGTTATTAATAATTGACGAGGTGGGAACAGCTACCCCACACGCCCGGCAACGGGTAATTAGGTCTTTCGAGGCTGAAGAGATGCAGGTTGGCAACTGCCGTTGTATTTATTAGGTAGTTTTTATTTAAATCTATACTACACATTCATATAGTAGTTTACATTGACCTGCCGTTCTGTTTAGCGTAAAACGTATATAACAAATTAAAGGTGTATAATGGACAAACTTCTTCTCGAAGCCAAAGAAGCGTATCAAAACTGCGTTGATTACGAGTCAACGCAGCGGGACATGTCCAAGAAAGAGTACGATTTTGCTCGGTTGGGTGAGCAATGGCCTGAGAACGTCCGAAAGGACCGTGAGTCTAAGGGCCGTCCTTGCCTGACAATGAACAAACTGCCAGCGTTTATTCGCCAGGTAGTTAACGACGCTCGGCAGAACAAGCCATCAATCAAAGTTCACCCCGTAGACGATAATGCTGACGTAGAGACTGCAGAAGTCCTTAATGGTCTAATCCGTAACATCGAATACAGGTCCGACGCGGGCGCTGCATATGACACAGCCATTGATTGGGCTGCATCGTGCGGTATCGGTTATTTTCGGGTTAATGTCGATTTTGTATTCCAAGACGCTTTTGACAAGGATATCGTCATTGAGCGGATAATGAACCCGTTCTCTGTCTACGGTGATCCAGATAGTACGGCGGTTGATTCTTCGGACTGGAATAAGGCGTTCATAACTGAATGGGTAACAACTGAATCGTTCAAAGCAGATTACCCTAATGCAGAAGCAGTTGATTGGGATTTCTTAGGCGCTGAAGACCGTCAAGACTGGTTCGAAGAGGACCACGTTCTCATTGCTGAATATTGGAAGCGTGAAGAGGTGTCCGAAACGCTGCTGATGCTGACCGACGGCCAGATTATGCAGAAAGACGTGTATGAGAACGCCAAAGAGATATTTGACTCACTCGATATAACTATTGAGTTCGAGCGCGAGACAAAGAGCTACAAAGTCACGCAATACATAATGAACGGTCAAGAGGTTCTTGAGACTAACGACTGGGCTGGTAAGTATATTCCTATCATCCCTGTTTATGGTGAGGAAACCATAGACGATGGTAAGCGTTACCACCATGGCCTAACTTATCAATCACAAGACGCACAACGCAACTACAACTATTGGCGCACAGCATCGACTGAGCTGGTCGCGCTTGCCCCTAAAGCTCCGTGGGTTGGAGAAGCAGGGGCCTTTGATGCAGACGATAATTGGGCGACAGCGAACACTGATAATCACCAGACATTAGAATACACACCGGGCAAGATGCGGCCGATACGTGAGCCGTTCGCTGGTGTGCCGGCTGGCGCTATTAGTGAATCCATGTCGTCCAGCGACGATATGAAGGGTATTATGGGGATGCAGGACGCTAGTCTGGGCATGGCAGCTAATGAGATTAGCGGCATCGCGATACAAAGACGAAACCAAGAGGGCGACACGTCAACATTCCATTTCCAAGACAACCTTACTCGCGCCATTCGCCACGCTGGACGCATTATTGTTGACCTTATCCCTCACACGTACACCAAGGCTCGTATATTGCGGGTATTAGGTGAGGATGACGAGCCGCTTGAAATTCCAATTAACCAGCCGGTCAGCATGGAAACAGGCCAAGCTGTGGAGAAGGGTGAACAAGAGAAGCTTATAGACGGCGTAGAACGTATCTTTGACCTGACAACAGGCAAATACGATGTTGTTGTTAAAGCAGGTCCGTCGTTCACCACGAAACGCCAAGAGGCTGCAGATCAAATGATGCAGCTTATCACAGCATTCCCTCAAGCCGCGCCATACGTGGGCGACATCATAGCAAAGAATCTAGACTGGCCAGGCGCTGACGAAATTGCTACCCGCCTGAAGTCTCTACTCCCTGCGAACTTACGTGAGGACGAAGAGGACCCAATGGTTGCGCAACTTAAGCAGCAATTACAAATGGCAGAGTCACAGATTAAAACACTAATGGATATGAAGCAGCTTGAACAAGAGCGCATATCCATTGACAGAATGAACGCTGAAACTAAGCAATTCGAAGCCCAAATTAAAAAACGGGGTAGTTTGATAGATGCTTATGAGGCGGACACAGAACGCATGGAAGCCGACGTTAAAACTCAACAAGGCAACGACAAACTAGCCGTTGACTTATTGGATAAAGTTAGCAAGGCCAAGCCTACGTCTGCACCGGGACAGAATCCCGGACTTGACCCACGAAGGATATAAATAATGGAACAGATGGACAGCCAAGCACCGCTTGAATCCATAGCCCCGGTTGATGATGCGCCTGTACAGGATACCGCACCAGCACCAGAACGGCGTTTTGTAGACCCTGATGCCCCAAAAGCAGAGGCAATTGAAGTATCTACGGACCCTGATGACGATCTAGTGGCTATCGTCAACGAAGAAAGCGACGGGCAACCGGATACCGACGAGTCCGAACCTGAGCTTATGGACGTTGAGTATGAGGGTAAAACCTACAAACTCACGGCTGAAATCAAGGATGCTCTAATGCGTCAAGGCGACTACACCAAGAAGACAATGGAAGTAGCTGACCAACGCAAGGCATTCGAGGCGCAACAGACTGAATTCCAAGCGAACGTTAAAGTGCAAGAACAGTTCTTTGAAGAGGCGTCGACAGTACGCCAAATCGATGCACAGCTTGCCCAGTATGAACAAGTCGATTGGAACCAGCTTAGTTATGACGACCCTGTCGAGTTTCAACGGTTGGATTTTCAGCGCCGTCAACTCGTCGAGAACAGAACAAACACAGTCCAGCGAATGATACACGCGCAACAGGAAGTCGCTCAGAAGCAGCATCAAGAGGGTGCCAGGCTGAAAGAGGAAGGGCTCAAAGAGTTAGCGAAGGTCATACCGAACTGGAATGAAGACACAGCCAAAACCATATTTAAGTCAGGCATTGACACTTACGGTTTTAGCAAAGACGAGATGAGTAGCGTTTTAGACCCTCGAATGGTTCGAGTGTTGGACGACGCTCGTCGTTACAGAAACATCGTTGCCAAGTCAAAGAGCAACAAAGCCCCTAAGCCCGCCGAGGCTCAACCTGTCGCTTCTATCAAAGGCAAAAACGCAAAAGCAAGCGTTAACCCTGATAATTTGTCTGTTAAAGCATGGCAAGCATGGCGTGAGAAAGACCTCAAGGCAAAGGGTCGACGTTGACTGACTGGCACATTTTAGGATTAAATTGAAATGGCTAACACACTACTGACCGCGACCGCAGTTACCCGAGAGGCGCTGCGTATTCTTCACCAGAAGCTTAACTTTGTTGGCAAGACAAACCGCCAATACGATGACAGCTTTGCAAAAACAGGCGCTAAGATTGGCGACAGTCTTAAAATCCGCCTACCAAACGAGTACGTCGTTCGAACCGGCGCTGCATTGTCTGCTCAGGACACAACAGAAACATCTGTTGACCTTCAAGTCGCAACCCAAAAGGGCGTTGACTTGAACTTCACTTCTGTTGATCTGACGCTCGACATTGATGACTTCTCGGATCGTATCCTTGAGCCAGCAATGTCAGTGCTTGCCGCTAACGTCGAAGCCGACGCAATGAGCATGTTCAAAGATGTTTATAACCAAGTATCAGACGTCGGCGCATCGATTACGCTTGCTGACGTGCTTAATGGTGCCAAACAACTTACAGACAACCTCGCACCAGTTTCCGAGCGTTGCTTGAACCTTAACACGACTGACAACGTTGACCTCGTGAACGCTGTATCTGGTCTGTTCAACCCTAATACGAACGTGTCTAAGCAATACCGCGAAGGCATGGTTGCTAGCGAGTTTGTCGGTTATAAAGAAGTGTACCAAAACACACTTTGGCCGCAATTCACGTCAGGTACGGATGACGGAACAGGCAACTACCTGATTAACGGCGCGTCTCAAGCGGGCGCTTCTATTACCGTTGACACGGGCGCTGGAACGTTCACGAAAGGCGATATCATCTACATCGCTGGCGTTAACCGTGTTCACCCTGAGACTAAAGCTGACACAGGTCAGTTGCAGTCATTCGTTGTGACAGCGGCAACAGGCACAAGCGCCACGTCGATCGGCATTAGCCCGTCAATCGTGGTTTCTGGTGGGCGTCAAAACGTTGTTGGCTCACCCGCCGACGGCGCTGCGATCCAAAAGCTCGAGAGCGATAAGTCAACGGCAATCGGCGCGAGTGCTGATTACGGTATTTCTTGTGGCTTCCATAAGGACGCTTTCGCATTTGCAACAGCCGATTTGATTATGCCGGACGGTGTCGATTTCGCCGCTCGCGAAGTCATGGACGGCATTTCGATGCGGGCAGTTCGTCAGTATACGATTGCTGATGATAAATTCCCGACTCGTCTTGACATTCTGTACGGCTACAAAACGATTCGCCC